GAAATGTCGATAGAGTTATTTGTAATCGTAATGATAGACGGTTTATAGCAGTGAAAAGTATAAAAAGACGACTATTAAACGCCGCTATTTATATACATCAAGGCAGTCCGTGTGGACGATATTGCGTTTGTCGTTATTTTGATCGCGAAACAATGCTCGAAATTTATAATGATAAAAATGGATTATAACCCTTATAATGGAAGACGTTCACCTAGGATATCTCTCGAAAATGATAAAAATCTGCATAAAATTGAAAGGCCTTTTTTGCTTATACTCAGTGTTAATCAAACAATCAAATAAGTAACATTATGTCTCTTTCAGCAATCTATATTCCCAGCGTTTACGCTAATATTACCGAGGCTATGATCTCGAAGACCTTCCATCGTATGGAGATGGGCAAGGTAAAGCACGTTGAGCTCATCGCGGGCAAAGGTAAATCAAACCGTGCACACGTATTCTTCGAGAAGATGTACGACACTGAGGCATCTACGTCTATGCAGACCGACATTGAGGCCAATAAAACGTGTAAATTGGCTTACGCCAAGAACGAACACGTCTTTTGGATTATGCTCAAGAGCCGTCGCGAGTACGATGGAAAGAGCAACTCCGGTGAATTTGTTGAAGTCGCCGAGGAGTTCACCGAGGAAGAGTTGGACTTTATGGATGCTCATACAACAGACGTCGATATGTCGCTCGTTGATGCTAAGTATGTAGATACTCTCGAGACCGAGCTATACAATCTTCGCAACGCGATGGCGCAGCTCCAGATGAACAATCAGGTTCTCTTCAATGAGTATAATATGTTGCTTTCATCCAACCGCAAGAATTGCGACATCATGGACAAATGGGCGAACCTTGCTCAGGCTAACCAAATGGCGCGACTTAGACGTAGCATTATAGGCGATATCAAGCCCATTGTAGCCTTTGATGAAGGTGAAGTTACTCAAGAGGCTCAATATGTCCCCAATACATCGAAGATGACTGTCGATGAACTCAGTACAGATGACCTAGTTGAAGTAGGTTTCTAAAAAAATAAACATTCCGTAGTTGAAGTAGGTTTCTAAAAAAAATAAACATTCCATAGTTGAAGTAGGTTTCTAAAAAAAAAAATCATTTAGTAGTTTTATCATTTTAAGTTAATAAAGTAAATAACCCTTTTTTTTATATTATGTAATTATATAATGAGTGATACTAATACATCGTCGGCAATAAATTCCCCTGGGAATGATTTACCACCACCACCACCTATAGATACAACAGAAGCCACGCCTCAAACACCACCAATTGAAAGTGAAGAAAAAGAATGCTGTGCCGAAAAAGAATGCTGTGCCGAAAAAGAATGCTGTGTCGAAAAAGAATGCTGTGCCGAAAAAGAATGCTGTGCCGAAAAAGAACCCCAACAAGGAAAAAAGACTAATAGAAATGTTTCTCTATCAACATTAGAAATTCCTGAAATTAATACCCCAGAGTTAACGGTAAATGTAGAAAATGATAATAAACACGTATTTTTTGGTAGTGACGAGGAATTACTTAACGAAGTTAAAACTTTATCAAATTATGTATCATTGTTACTTAGTGTAACCGGTACAGATAATAAATATGAAATACAGATAGATACTAAAATAAAAAGTATGTTAGAGTTACTATTGATAGAAAGTAGTTATTTTGATAATATTGAAAAGATATTTAATGATATTATAAAAGATAACAAAATTGACGCAAACGATGTACCTCTCATTATGAATTTAGTAGTAGAATTGTATGTTTTGATAAAGAATAACAAGAACAAATTCACAATAGTTAATTGTGGTGAAGCATTAAAATTAATTTTTACCATAATTGTTAAGGAAAAACTGATTAATATATCCAAACAAGAAACCGAATTACTACATGGACTTTATAACATTTTGGAAATGAGTGTTCATCTCGCACAAACAGATATTTCATCCAATGAGAAAGGACTATTCAGTTTGTTATGCAAATGTTTAAAATAATCGAAATAACGATCTAAAGTAAATAATTAAATAATTAAATATCAATATAAAAATAAATTATATATATTGATATATACGATGTCTAATCCCGTGATAACAAATATTAAAACCGGAACAGATTTAGCTAATTTATTAGAACACAATCCTGGAATTGTGATTGTTAAATTAGGTGCTACATGGTGCCAGCCGTGTAAGAATATAGAACCGATTGTATCAAGTTGGTTAGCAAAATTGGATCATAATTTAATACAACGTGTTGTACTAGATATAGACGAATGCATTGATTTATATGGGTTTTTAAAGAAAAAACGTGTAGTCCGGGGTGTCCCGACAATATTAGCATATTATAAAGAAAATACGCATTATATTCCAGACGATATGTGCTTTGGAAGTGATGAAGGTGAAAATAACGCCTTTTTTGTGAGATGTGTAGAGGAAGTGAAAACATTATAATTCGACAAAGTTTATACAATTATTTAGAAAGGAATCCCATTTTCTTATGATTGACTTGGGTTTACATCTCGTATAATTTGTGATTAGTTCACAATTTATACTATTAAGATTATCGTTTTTTAAACATGCTTTCATTAAGTTATGAAGTTGTTGTATAGACATTAACCTCTGTATATAGTATTCTTTGTAACAGTATATGTAATTATATGTATAATATGCATAATTAAACCACTGGTAATAACACGTATTGTAGTATCCATTATTAATTGTATTGAAAGACTTTTGTATTGCTTCTGGTAATTTTGTTTCAAAATTAAGTTGTAATTGATTAGGATGTTTAAAACAAATAAAATTGGTAAACATAAATCGTGTGGGTGATATTTTGAACTGAAATAATATCGTTAACAATATTGATAGATACTTTTTTAAAGTGGACAACAAAATATTATTATCTACAATTAAATATGTTATATTTGGATGAGCTTGTATCATTTTTCTCAAGAAAGTATGATTTGTATCAGTCAAACGTGTATCGTGAAAATCATCGATGATAATAGATAGAATATTATTTGTATCGGGTTGTTCGCGTAGAAAGGCCGGGACCATTTGAAATTCCGCATTGCTTCTTAACTGTAAATTTGAAGTGGGATAATTAAATTCAACTGTTTCTTCATTTATTTTACTTCCTAATGAAACATAAACATAGTGAAAGGTTGTCTTACTTAAAAGTGCAAGCAATTTATCTCTAAACGTATCTACTGTGGATGATGTATTCATAATTATAATTTATTAGTATAAATATTAACAAATTATTATTCAATTTTATCGGGCCTTTTTTGTTTTATTCTTTCGTTTTCTTTTACGTTTTTTTGATTTCCCTCCCATTTTATATTTTTCACCAGGTTCTTCATTTTTTTTCTCGGGTGCTTCCTCTTTTTTTTCAGGTTCTTCCTCTTTTTTTTCAGGTTCTTCCTCTTTTTTTTCAGGCGTTTCCTCCTTTTTTTCAGGTTCTTCTGGTGCAGACGGGTCAATACTATTTAAAACAACATCTTCATTTATAATTTCATCACTACTTTCTGATGGTGTAGGAAATAGAGGTTCAGAACTTTCTTCATTTGAAGGAATAAATAATTCACTGGATTGTACTGAGTCAAGTGTTTCTGAAATACCAGATGAAATTTCATTCGCATAATCTTGGTAGGTAACATATGTGAATGTACCAGCAGCAAATGTGGCTATAGCCATAAATCCATAGGGAACATCATATTTTCCTCTGTTCATCATAAAATCGAAAGTTTTATTGTTTGTTAAAAAACTGTTTATATTATTAAATAAATTTTGAGGTAGTATACTATCAATTCCTGCTCCTGAATTTGAACTCATATTCTATATTATACTATAATTATATAATTTTAATATCTGCTCCTAAATTTTGTAATTAAAATTATAATATAAAGCTATTATATTATCATATGACAAGACAAACAATGTATCTATTCTACTTTCTTCCTTTCCTTCTTATTAATTCAACTCAGTCGTGGTTTACTGGTGAAATAATAAGAGAACCAAATCCTACAGTGGATTGTATTAATTATTTAAACACAAATTTAAATGTTTACGAAACACCAACAATAGGTATAGATTGGAATTATAGCGATTTACATAGTAATATAAATAACATAAATTGTGTAGTTGTATACAGTGATACAAATAAGGTGGTTTTTATCGACGATAGTTTTACAAATGAAGTATCTTTACAAAATGTTCATCATATGAATACGATATCGTATATAAATGATGATATAATTCGTATTTTGAAAAAGAATAAAAAAACATTTTTTATTGAACCTTATTATCCATCACCCAACATAGTATTATATAGTATGTGGATTGTTTTGAGTAATTTTTTATATTATATGTGGTATATTATGTTATTTCGAACTATGGTGCGTGTTATATACATTATATATAGTGTAGCTCATATGTCTGATAATGATCCACGTATATATAAAAAAGATGAAGCGAGTAGTAAGGATGATAAGGATAATGATGATTTAAAAACATTCGACGATGTAGCTGGTTGTGATGAAGCAAAAGAAGAACTACGAGAAGTTGTTGAATTTTTAAGAAACCCTGCGGAGTATGAAGCGGCTGGCGCTAAAATCCCGGCAGGAGTATTGTTAGAGGGGCCTCCTGGAACAGGTAAAACTTTATTGGCCAAAGCCACCGCAAATGAAGCAAATGTAAATTTTGTCTATGCGAATGGATCCGAATTTATAGAGATGTATGTAGGTGTAGGAGCAAGTCGTGTTCGAAAATTATTCGATAAAGCGCGGGAAAACAAACCGTGTATTGTATTCATAGACGAGATAGACGCTATAGGAGGATCTCGGTCAAATCGGCATGGTGGAAACGATGAACGCGATCAAACATTAAATCAATTATTAACACTTATGGACGGATTTCAATCAAGAGATGGTATTATGGTATTGGCTGCTACCAATAGAGCTGATATATTAGATCGTGCTTTAACCAGAAATGGACGTTTTGATAGAAAAGTCACGGTAGGATTACCTGATAAAAAAGGTAGAGAACAGATTTTAGATGTTCATTTAGAAAATAAATCGTTGGACGATAAATGTAATTTAGAAAGTATTTATGAACTAACTTCTGGCTTTTCTGGTGCTGAATTAGCGAATTTAACAAATGAAGCAGCTATATTATCGGTTCGTTATAATCTATCACATATTACAGAAAAATGCCTTATTGACGCATTTGAGAAAAACACCATTGGATTACCCAAAAAAGGAGATAATAGACCTAAGGATAATATTACAATGGTGGCTTATCACGAAGCAGGACATACAATAACTGCATTATTTTTCAAACATATTTTTGATGTCCGGCGTGTAACAATAAATGCTAATAACACGGGTGCAGGAGGTTATACATTATTTACACCCAAAGAAGAGTTTGTTCAATTTCCTACAAAACGTTATATGCTAGCAAATATTATTATTTCATTGGGCGGTAGAGCAGCAGAAATGGCTTTATACAAAGAACAAAATAAACATAAATATAAATATGATGATAGTCTTGTATTTCAAGAGCAACTAGATTTAGATGTTACAACGGGCGCATCAAATGATTTAAAGCAAGCTAATCATCTAGCACGAGCTTTCATTACTAAATATGGTTTGGGACAAACGATTGGTATATATGAAAATGACGAACAATATGATAATAAATTATCAGATAATACAAAACATCGAATTGATGATGAAATTGAAAAAATAATCGATAACGCGTTAAAAATAGCGTTGCGAATAATTGATGTTAATCGAACATCTTTGGATAAATTATCTGAATTATTGATTGATTTCACAACGGTAAATCAGGAAAAATTGGAAGAAAAACTTGATATGGTATACGATATATCCGAAAGCGACATACTTTATCCTTAATATTATCCAACTTATGAAGAGAATTTTTCATTATATTGAAAATATATAATGAATAATATATAATGATTAAAGTTGGTATCAATGGATTTGGTAGAATTGGACGGTTGGTATTTAGATGTATCGAAGATAGACGATTAAGTGGCGAAAATATAATGGTTGTCGCTATAAATGAGCCCTTTTCTGAGCTAGATTATATGGCGTATCAATTGAAATATGATAGTGTTCATGGTAAAGCTGGATATGATATAGGATTTGATTTAGAAACCGAGACATTAATCGTTAATAATTGTAAAGTGCATCGATTATCCGAAAAAGATCCGAGTAATTTACCTTGGGATAAACATGATGTAGATTATGTAGTCGAATCGACAGGAATGTTTACAACACTTGATGGTGCTACAAAACACATATCAGGTGGAGCAAAACGAGTTGTTATTTCAGCCCCTTCGAATGATGCTCCTATGTTTGTTATGGGAGTAAATAATGAACAATACAAAGGAGAAACCATTATTTCAAACGCTTCTTGTACTACCAATTGTTTGGCTCCTCTTGTGAAAGTAATAAACGACGAATTTGGTATCGAAGAAGGTTTGATGACTACTATTCACGCAACTACTGCTACTCAACGTACAGTAGATGGTCCATCAGCTAAAGATTGGAGAGGTGGACGCAGTGCTGGTGTAAACATTATCCCATCATCAACGGGTGCAGCAAAGGCGGTTGGGAAAGTAATTCCTGAGTTAGACGGAAAATTAACTGGTATGGCGTTTCGCGTCCCCACGATAGATGTGTCTGTTGTGGATTTAACTGTAAAATTAAATAAATCAACAACATATGAAAATATAGTAAATGTCGTAAAGGCGGCGTCCGAAAATGAAATGAAGGGAATTCTTGGTTGGACAGATGAAGATTTGGTGAGTAAAGATTTTGAAGGTGACGCAAGAAGTAGTATTTTTGACGTAAAAGCGGGTATAGCTTTAAACGACAATTTTGTAAAGTTGGTGTCTTGGTATGATAATGAATGGGGGTATAGTAATCGTTTGGTCGATTTAATTGTTTATACTTCATCGCATTAATAAAAATATTTTATTAATTAAATATTGTTTCGTCAATTCCTCCTTATCTAATAATGATTTTTATATTATAATTTTAATATAAAAAACTATCTATTATTTATAGGTATAAATGTCTGAACATTATATTCAATCTCAATATTTAATAAATAAAATAACGAAGGATTTTTTTGATGATAAATCGGATACAATTAGAGTAAAGGATATTGTGTATTCAGAAGATGACGATGATGATAGAAGTATTCAAAGTGATGATTCTATTGAAAGTTTAGAAAAGATTATTACAAGCGATAAATACCTTTATCTTGATTCTGATAAAGAAATTAGTACATTATTTGATATATGTGATGCACAAACTGATATATTAGAACATTTTACAATTTACATTTGCCCTTATACAATAAACAACACCCTATTATACCCATTTTTAGAATATTATTTATTACCCGATAACGATGAACTCACTTTTCCTAGTTTTGAATTCCAATGTGCTAATAATATTATGACGTCTGATGGCGATTTATCTGCAAAAGACCTTTATTTTCAAAATGAATGTATGAAAGCCCTTTTTAAATATGCTACACCCAATATGAATAATACATACAATTTAGAGGATGCATACAAAGGGTTCGTTCAAAGTCGTACAGATAAAAACATTATATATGCTGTTTTTGATATTGAACATTTTACGATCAAAAAAGAATTGGTGAATACCACCATCTTTGAAATAGTTAATACACATAAACGACTTGATCATAAAATAAACATAAGTGTTAATTCTCTTTTTATTGAACAACCAACATTGACACGTATTACCGATGAACAATATCAACCACTACAAACACCACATGTGTTATATAAATGTTCTATTGAAAATGGTGAATATAAAAATGTATATAATGACGATGATACCGATTTCATTTCTTTAATCAAAACAACAACCGACACCACTATATTTGGAGAGAATACTAATTTATTTACAACCCATCCTATTAGTAGCGATAATAAATCAAAATTAAAAAGATTTGCGGTTTTTACTGAAAAACCCTTTTATGTTTTGGATAAATTGAGCGTTGATCCGAAAAATGATGATGCCGGATTTTCACTAGGAAAGTTAATACCAAATGCTCTTGATTATTTTTCAAAAGATACAAAAAAACAAGGAGAAGAAAGTGAAGAAGAAGAAAGAGAAGAAGAAGAAAGTGAAGAAGAAGAAAGTGAAGAAGAAGAAAGTGAAGAAGAAAGTGACGAAGAAGAAGAAAGTGAAGAAGAAAGTGAAGAAGAAAGTGAAGAAGAAAGTGACGAAGAAGAAGATGACGTAGAAGCCCTATCCAAAGATAATGGGTGTGTATATTACCGAAAAATGATTAATGATAAAAATATGACTATTTGGATGATAAAATCTTCTAGACATTTTATAGAAATATAATATAAATGTCTTCAATTAAAAAATTTTTAAGTCCATCTGCTAATTGGCAATCGATAAAAAACGTTGGTTCATCCGCGTCGCGTAATACAACGTTTGTTAAACAAGGTATGGGTAATGCGAAACGAAGGCTTCAAAACATGTTATCATTTAATATAGGTGGACCATTTAGTAATTTTATAAAATCATCTATAATCGCATATGTATTATATTGGTTTATAAAAAAAGCCATGCAACGTATGGAATATAACAACGTCGTAGCATTTATAGGCCACTGTGTTGATTATTGGATGTATATTGTCTTGATTTTAATTATTTTTTCAACCCTATTACAATTAATATAATTGCGGAATGTAATATTGATTTAATTCTTTTTCAATCTCATTATAGTCATCCTCGCATATTCTTTTATCAATAATATTATCGTAAAACGAATGAGTGCCGTTTTTTATGTGTAATTCAAATCCTTTGCTGGCTCTTTCTGAAATGCTTAGATGTGGTTTTATATCTAATTTAATAACGGTATTGTCTTTGATTGATGATATATGTGTTGTTTTGTTCGTTTTAATATTATATATCATATTATTCCCTTGTACAGTGTTGAATATAAACAGTTTAATAAATGCGAATTTATGTCGTGCTGATCTCAACCTACCGTTCGATTTTATTTTTTTATCATTTAAAGTGATATCCATAATTTGCCCAAAATTTTGGTTCAATAGCATTTTTTCGATGCTATCTTTGCTTACATTTTCTTCCACAAATGGAATGAAAACCTCATATGTTCTTTCCATAGTTATATAACTTGTTTTTTTTGTATAGCCTTCATAAATAGTATAAAAAACATTCAATTTTATACCATTTCATTTTTAATATTAAATAGCTTCAAGATCCTTAAATTTCCAATATTCACACCCTCCGTTAGGCATAGGGCGCTTAATAATGAAGGGGATTTTCTTTTCTGTAAATTCCTTTTCAGCGATTAAATACCCGTCAATTACATCGGGACCAATTTCGACCAATGGTTTCGCACCCATATTAATCTGTTTCGCCCTTTCACCCAAAATTCGTGCTCTCTCATATTTTGTAATAAAAGGCAATGTTTTATGTAACGGATCGACGATAACACCTTGTTCATTACGAACAATACGAGTTAATGCTTCAATTTCAAAGTGATTATGATGTAATAGTTCAGGATGATGTTCTTTTATCATATCCTTTTTATTAATATCATCTAACTTTTGAAGATAATCGTCATCATCATCGTCATCATCATCATCGTCATCACTATAATCACTATTATAATTTTCAACATTCGGGGCAAAATTATCATCATCAGAATTCTCATCATATTCTTTTTCTTCTACACCAGATGCATCGTCCTCGTCGTCGTCGGATTCATCTCCATCTCCCTCTCTTGGTGGGGGTGGGGGAACAAAATCATCATCATCACTATCATATACCTTAGGGATTTCCTGTTGATTTACGATAGGTTCCTCGCCGTCATCAGAGACAAGAGAAGATACAGAAATTTCGTCGTCGCTTATAGGATCCATGTTTTATTAAATTCTTATATATTTGCTAGATATTTCTAAATCCTTTCCACTACAATAAATCAATTTTATAAAAAAATACAAATATACATAATATATCGAATTAATGAGTTGAATCGTTAGTTTTCCAGGTAGTATCACATGTGGAACATAAATATAAATATTTCATATTATCTTCATCGTAACGAATGTAAATAATTTCGGGTTTAACATCACTTTCAGTGTTTGTTTTACATTCTAGATTTGGACAATTAATATTCGTAACACGGGGTAAAGTAGGATCTAGTTTTGTGTATTGATTAATAATATGATTGTATTTTTGTTCTCCGGTTTTGATATTTTTTTTCACAATACAAGAATTTTCATCAACATTGGTATTATCAATGTGTCCACAGTTTCTACAGTAATGATTTAAAGTGTTGGTATCTTCTTCATTGATACCAATGTAATACATATTATCGCATTTAATGCAAAATTTCATTGTTAATAATTAATATAACTTGTATAGATATAAAATTCTATATCTTTAAATTCAATTTTATCCATAATATTATATTAGAACTCAAGACAATTAATAATATATGAAAACTCGGGTAGAAGAGACGCCCCACCCACGAGAAATCCATCAATATTCGAACATGTAATCAGATTTTCACAGTTGTTTTTTTTTACTGAACCACCGTATATAATGCGCAGATCAGTCGCTATATCAACACTAACACGTGATGATATTAAATTACGGATCAATATGTGCGTATCCTCTGCTTGTTCTGGTGTCGCGGTGACCCCAGTTCCAATCGCCCAAACTGGTTCATATGCGATGACTACATTTACCCAGTCGCAATTATCGAATGTATCAAATAATGGATCGAGCATGTTTCTCAAAACAACACTGGTATTTCCGTCTTGTCGGTCCTGTAAATTTTCACCAATACATACAATAACTTTCATACCATTATCTATAGCGCGCTTAGCTTTGGTTGCTACAAGTATAGATGTTTCCCCTTGTATACCAAACCCTTGACGTCGCTCACTATGACCAACAATTGTCCAGAGAATACCTGCATCCACTAGCATTTCGGCGCTGTGTTCGCCTGTATAGGCCCCGTTTCCATTGAGCCCGACATCCTGTGTAGCCACTGAAAACTCAGGTTTTAAAGTTGCCTTTGCACGGAGAATATGCAATGTAGGGATTGCGATTACTACCTCAGAAATACGCGAAAATGTATCGTTAGAGTTTAATCCAGAAATTAATGAATCAATATGTCTAAGAGTACCGTGACACTTCCAATTACCACCAATAAACGGCAGTTTTTTTGTAGATGATACACTATATGTATCATTAATACGCGTATCAAACATTCAACTTTTACTTAATAAGTTAAGAGAAAAAAAATGAAAATTGTATCGGACATAGTAAAATAAATAATGTCGTTAAATATACATAAATAAAATATTATACTATATAGATTGAAACCAAAGCAAACCATAAAATTGATTTATGAAAACAAAATAAATATAGGACTATCTTATAATTATACAATACAATGGAAATTAGTGGAAAGGCAGAAAATACGCAAATTGTAGCAAAATCATATAAAAAATTATTCGATTTGTTACAGGATCATAAATATGATAAAAAAAAACATCTAAATGGTCCTACTCACACACGTATTGGCGATAAAGATGGCGACATTTATGGGGGATCATATTATATACCAGATACAAGTGTAAATGAATTTAATCGATTATATTTCCAAGATATAATCAAAAAAAATAAAAAAGAATACTTGACCGAAAACCAATTCCATGACAATTCTGCATCAATTATGATTGATATTGATCTACATTTTGCGTTTGACGTTAAGGAACGATTGTACACCAATGACCATACTGACGATTTGGTTGATTTGTATTTAGCTGAATTGCCTAAAATTTATCAATTTGATGATAATGCAGTGTTTCAAATTTTCATATTTGAAAAAGATGATGTTAACCGAGTGAAAGATAAGAAAATTACCAAGGACGGTATTCATATGAAAATCTCGTTACAGATGGATCACGCTGGACAACAGGTGTTGAGAAAACAAATTTTAGATAAAATTCAGGAGAGTTGGGGCGAATTACCTATAGTAAATACGTGGAATGATGTATTTGATGAAGGAATATCAAAAGGACATACTAACTGGCAGATGTATGGTTCACGTAAACCCCATCACGAACCTTACAAATTGACTAAAGTCTATAATATTAGTGTCGACGAAGACGATGGTGAATTAATTAACGAACGTGGAGAGATTAATGATTATTTGAACGAAGACAACTATACAAAATTGTTGGCTCGTTCAACTGATAACAATTATTACTTTTACAAAAGCGGTTTTCAAGAATTAGTCGACCAGTTCTCCGTACCAGATGGTCCGGCATTACAACGAGTAAAGTCAAATGGCCAAGAAAATAATATCATATTTATCGAAGACGGTTCCGGTTCTCACGTGATATCAACTATTAAGGATGCCGAAGAATTGGATAGTTATACCCAACGATTTGTTGAGACAATCCCATCACACGATTATGCATTGAAAGAATTGTATGAATATACGAATGTTTTACCTGAAAGCTATTATGGTACCGGTTCCTATACAAAATGGATGCGTGTCCAATGGGCATTGAAAAATACGTCTAATCGTTTATTGATAGTATGGATTGCGTTCTGTGCTAAATCTTCTGTATTTAATTATTCAGATATTCCAGATCTTTGTGAGAAATGGGATAATCTAGAAATAAAGCGTGATTGCGGTATTACGAAACGTTCTATCATATTTTGGGCGAAACAGGATAATCCAATAGGAGCGAAGGCGGTTCGCGAAAATACAATCGGTTATTATATCGATAACACTATAAATTCGATTACTGTTAATACTATATCTAATCCAGATTCTAGCACAAAGGGTGCAGGTGATTATGATATAGCAGTTGTATTGTACGAATTATGTAAAGATGACTACGTATGTTCAGATATCCGAAACAGTCACTGGTGGAAGTATAAATCCCCTAGATGGAAGGAGATAGATAGCGGTACTACTTTGCGTAAAACCATTTCAACAACTCTTCGTGGATTATATTCGGTTCGCGCGAATGAACTTCAAAACTATTTGAGCACCCTTGATGCAGAGGATGAAAAATGCAAAAATATTAAGGCCAAAATTGCGACAGCAATGAAGATTGTTACACGATTAGGACAAACTAGTGATAAAACTAACATTATGAAAGAGGCAAAGGATTTGTTTTATGATGATGAATTTTATGAACAATTAGACAGTGACCCTTATCTACTATGTGTTAAGAACGGTGTAATTGATTTCAGAGAAAATCGGTTTCGTGAGGGTCGTCCCGAAGACTATTTGACGAAATGCACTGATATCGCATATCACCCTTTGGCGAATTCGCGACATAAATCGGTTATCCACGAAATTAACGATTTTATGGAAAAGTTATTTCCGGAAAAAGAATTGCGTGAATATATGTGGAACCATTTGGCGTCTGTTCTAATTGGTAAACCCTCATTAAATCAATCATTATTTAATTATATTGGTCATGGACGAAATGGAAAATCTGCTTTAACTGACTTAATGCAAAAGGTTATGGGAACATATAAAGTAATGGCTCCTATTTCGATTATTACACAAGGTCGAGGAAAGGTAGGTGGATTAGCGCCAGAAATTGTAGCGATTAAGGGGGCACGATTAGTTGTAATGCAGGAGCCTGAATCAACCGATGTTATTCACGAAGGTCCTATGAAAGAATTAGTCTCAGGCATTGAACCTATTACAGCTCGTGCGCCTTATATGACTAAATCTGTAGTATTTACACCACAGTGTGCACTTGTGGTCTGTTGTAATACACATATGACCGTACGAACACAAGATGATGGTACATGGAGAAGATTGAAAGTAATCCCGTTTGTAGCTAAATTTACAGAAAATCCAGTAGATAACGATCCGGAATGTCCTCATCAATTTGTTGTAGATCCTAATCTTATGGAAAAATACCCTCTTTGGGCAGAAACAATGTTGGCCATGTTGGTCGAGTTGGCGTATAAGAACCAAGGAAAAATCCACGATTGCGCAACTGTTCATTCTGCTAGTCTAGCATACAGAGAACGTCAAGACTATCTGGCTGAGTTTATTACCGATAAGATTGTTCGTGCTCAAGGATATAGTATTCGTAAGGGAGAATTGTCGAATGAATTCAAACAGTGGTTTATAACTAATATTGGTATCGGAAATCCAAAGCCAAAACAAATCCACGACCATATGGATCGAAAATTCGGGAAGAATATAGCAGGTATTTGGAAGAATGTTAAAATTAAATTATATGACGAAAGTGATTTTGCAGAGGTGGCTGATGATCAAGAAGAAGATGAAGCGGATAATATTCAATTCGAAGAATTGGATGATGATGTTAATAAATTACAAGAAGGTTCGGTTTAAAGTAGAAATATAAATAAAAATATATAAATAAAAAATAATTTGAATATTTTTTATTTATAAATCGAAATAATAATGATCTAAATAAAGTGTTAAACTGATAAATGATGAAATTCCAGAATACCATTTATATTTTGATTGTATAATATCATCATTATCATTTATGGCTGGTAATAATAGTACAGGGCTCCGTGTAATAGTAAGAATTAGAAGAGTATTACGTATGTAAATTAATTGACGCCATAAACGATTATTATATCGTAATATAGACAACCTATTACACACCTTATTACAAAATTTGTTGTTAATTTTTGATATTTTCTTATAGCAAAATTTACAATAACTATCGGGTATAAATTCTAAAATGTATCGTTGTAATTCGATTGGTAATTGTATCATTTAATAATTACATAAGGTATTTTTTTATATTTATTTTTAATAGTTCGATATGTGTATTATGTAAATCCGGATATAGTGTGAATAAACTATCAACCAAAAAAGCTACAAATAATACTACTAAAATGAGTGGACGTAAAATATTTAGGTCTTTAGTTGTATATACAATATAAAATGCGATTGTGAATAAAAAAATTGCGAGTGCATCTTTTAAATAACCTAGCGATAAATTCATTATATAAATAAGATAGAAAAAATATAGGATAATAACATACCAATGTTTATCTCACGCGAACGAAAATTCGATTTAAAAAAAAGAGGCAAAAATATTTTAGTATACGATTTAGACAATAAACCGGTTAAATTGTCGGATGCACGTGTATGGTTTAACGATGAAGGTGAATACTTTCATCCAATTGAAGTAGATGATAAATTCTGTAATTTTTGTACAATTTCTTAATAATATAAACACGTATTGTTTATATTATCATTTTTATTATTCCGTATTACCCTTTACAAAGTCAATTAATTCATTTAATAAAATATTCGTATCAAGAAAAACTTCTTCTTTTATATTTTTATGTTTTTTTAATTCTTCATTAATAATATTTACTTCGCGCTGTGCTTGTAACTTAAGTTTTTTATCATCGCGATCACATAATTCTGCATCTTTTAACATTTTATATACATATTCTTTGCGTTTATCCAATTCCTTTTTATTTAATATAATTGGGGATTTACTCATTTATATATATAAATAAATAAAATTATACAGTGGGATAACTTGCTTGCATTAGCATACCACATTGTCCTGATCCTGAATTATATTGAGAACCACGACCCATTTTAATATACCCCCCATCACCCCACGTATTACTCCACGAATTCTTTACAAGATAAAAATCCTCACCATCTTCACTTCCGTAACCTACGGCCAATACACCATGATCAAGACTGATCCCACAATCGCCAGTAAAAACACCTGATTTATAAAGTTGAAAATCCTTCTGATCTGCTTGAATTGCGATAGAAACCGGCTGTTGCGCAAGAGCATTCATCATTGCACTATCCGAATTAGCATCTACATCGTGATAACTTTGAACATCACTCTTAGTAATAACAGAACAACTCGTTTCACAACTACCGGCACTCTTAGTTGTTCCAGATGTATATGGATAATCAGATTCAATACATAGTCCATTGTTCTTCTCAATCCATGAGAAAGCATTATCCATTAATCCTCCATTACAACCCATATCCTTCCCTCCGTTCTTACGTGTATCGCAGTCAACTAATTGTTGTTCAGAAAAGGACAATAGATCTCCATTTGCGATATAATAAGCACCTTCAAGTGCACCTGTGGTGGAAAAACTCCAACAAGAACCACATTGTCCTTGATCCTTTACAGGGGTCACTGCACCCTTTTCAACCCAGTCAATTGAAGTGGGAACAGAAGTCAATAACGTAGTGTCTTTAAGACATTCATTAACACATCCAATAGTATTCATTTTTGCTTCACTATCGTAATCTTTAACACAATTTGATAAACATTTGACTTCATCAACAGTGTGTTTTACTTTATCCATATCGATTTTACCTAAAAATCCGTTGTTTAAATTAATATAATTGCTAAATTCATTGTCGTTCATACCAGAAAAATGATTGTGACCGAGAGTATACGTCAAATTATGTCCGTTCATTTCTTCAATGTATTTTTCGTTTTCTAACCAATTTGAAAATAAATGTTCGCGGTGGTTATCATCCGAAACGCGGATTGAAAATTTATGTACCCAATCGGAGAAACGACCATCAAAAATGTGGGCACGTGTTAGGGGGAGTGCGAGAGCTACCAGAAAAAATGATTGTAGAAACATTACTACTTATAATGTAAGTAGCTATTTTATTAAGTCGTTTGAATTTATTATTTATAGATTAGAATAAAAAACCGAAAGTAACTTAAAAATAATAACCGTTATATGCTAATGGAAAATGGACAGTTTGTGCAATATTTTATGATACCGTTATTAATGACGTTATTCACACAAGTTTTATCAAAACTCGAATATGTAAATCCAATCGATATTGTATATTCGTTACGTGAAATTGATTTGAAAAACTTTTTTAAAACCCGATATACTATACTTTTGAAAGGAGAACGTATACGAAGTGTATGTCAGTATTCAGGCAATACTACAATAGTTGAATCTTTTACAAATACTTTTTCAGCCTTATGGGAATATATAATTAAACAAAATGATAATAAAAACATATTAGAATTAACAGAATTAAATAGTAATTCTAGCTCTAAAATTGATAAAGAACAAAAGACGTTTTATTATGTTTCACAAAAAAATTGTTTCATTATAAACAAAGAGCTTGAATTATATGGTAAATCTAATGTAACGACAACGATTGAGCCCAACGAAAATAAGAAAAATGGTAAATCGAATGACTGTCACTATATTACGATTGAATTGTTCTCATATTCATCTAAAATTACAGATATAAAAAAATTTTTAAATAAAATTACCGATGAATATACAGAAAAAATAAAAACAATACGTGAGAAAAATCGATATATATATTCTATAAAACAAGTAGAATATGAGGAGTATTATCAAGATTGTTGGTATGAATCTATATTCTCAACAACACGTACATTCAATAATTTGTTTTTTAACGAGAAGGAAACTCTTTTAAAGAAATTAGATTTTTTTTTAAATAATAAGGACTGGTATTATAAAAAAGGTGTTCCTTATACATTAGGAATTGGATTATCAGGAGAACCAGGCACAGGAAAAACCTCAATTATTAAAGCTATAGCCCAATATACCGATAGACATGTGATAAATTTATCAATGAAATTATTTAAAACCCGCAAGCAATTATATCAATTTTTTTTTGAGACGACTTATAATCGAAAAAATATTACCGACTCAATTACATATGATAAAAAAATCATCGTAATCGAGGACATTGACTGTCTAGGGGATATTGTTTTGAAAAGAAAGCAAGAATATAAAATAAAAAAGAATGAAGATACAACAACAAAAATGTTACAAACATTGTTAGATAAATCCGTATCGGACAGTTCAGATGAAGTCCCGAAAAATTCTTTAAAACTAACAACTGCATCAGACCCAATAACACTTGATGATATATTAAATATTTTCGATGGTATTCAAGAACATTTCGGGAGAATTATGATAATTACAAGTAATCATTATGATAAATTAGACCCAGCATTAATTCGACCCGGACGCATTGATATAAAATTAGAAATGGCTAATTTATCGTGCAAAACAATACAACAAATATATAATCATCTTTATGAGAAAAGTATTCCAAAAAATATGATACATAAATTGCCGGAGTATAAATATACTCCTGCGAAATTAATGAATATTTATTTAAATAATCAGGATGATGAGAAATCATTTTTAAGAGAAATTTGTAAAGGAGTATAAAATTGATAGGTTTTTTTACGTTTAATCGAGTGTAAATAAATCAGATATAATAAATATGAGCGACGAAAAGTATAAACAACGTGAGATAAGAGTGAGTGTAGAGGTTATTACGGATATAGATTACTGTAATGAATGCGATGAAAAACGAAAGATAGTTTCTTGTGATAAATGCGCGAATGCTGTCTGTTCAAGTTATAAGTGCAGTCTTTTATTTCCTCATCGTAACGGAAGTATATATGCGGTATGTAATACTTGCCGTGTTGAAATAGAATCCAGATTAAAATTGGTTGTGGACCTGGACAAATTAAAACTATTAAAAAGAAAAATTAAAAAGCGTATGCTAAATAAATTGGAACATTCGCAATACTAAACATCAATAAAAAACACTGCTAGTTATTTATAAAATTGATTTTAGTGGATGTTTTTTTATTCGCTAACAAAATATAAGACAATATAATTACAATGGAGTTTAATAACGAAACCCTTCGAATAGCGGTTTATCTATATTTACAAAATGAAACTGAAGGAGTGAAAAAATATGGAAAGATTAATACTTGGAACGTGAGTAATGTTACAGATATGCAAGGCTTGTTTTATCGAGCCACAGAATTCAATGACCCCATAAACAATTGGGACGTTAGTAATGTTAGATGTATGGGATTTATGTTTCAGTGTGCAGTATCATTCAACCAACCATTAGACGATTGGGATGTTAGTAATGTTATATATATGTATCGCATGTTTGAGTGCGCGAAATCATTCAATCACCCCATAGACAATTGGGATATCTCTAATGTTACGAGTATGAAAGATATGTTTTCCGAAGCCATTTCATTCAACCAACCCCTGAACAATTGGGATGTTAGTAATGTTATATATATGGGGAGTATGTTTTACGGAGCCATTTCATTCAACCAACCATTAGACGATTGGGATACCTTTAATGTTATGAATATGGGGGGTATGTTTTACGGAGCCATTTCATTCAACCAACCATTAGACGATTGGGACGTTCGTAATGTTACTTATATGGGTCATATGTTTTGTGAAACTACATCATTCAACCAACCTCTAAACAATTGGGATATATCCAATGTATTGAATGTTAGATTTATATTTAATGAGGCAACGTCATTCAATCAACCCCTGAACAATTGGGATGTTAGTAATATTATAAATATGGAAAATATGTTTTATCGGTGCACATCATTCAATCAACCCCTGGACAATTGGGATGTTAGTAATGTTACCGATATGTCTTATATATTTTGCAAGGCTACCTCATTCAATCAACCTCTAGACAATTGGGATGTCTCCAATGTTTTGGATATGACTAATATGTTTTATGGCGCAATTTCATTCAATCAACAATTGAACAATTTGGATGTTAGTAATGTTAAAAATTTGTATGGAACCTTTGAGGGTGCTACATCATTCAACCAACCTTTAAACAAATGGGATGTTAGTAATGTTAATAATATGAGGAGTATGTTTAATAATACCAAAATTGGGTTAATGCTACAAAAGCACAATTTAACCAACGAAACTTACTTCGTATCACCAACAAATAAAAATGTGTATTACGAATTATTTGTCTGGCCAAGAAAGAAAGAGTATATCATGTTTCTTGTTGGTAATCAGTATCTTCCACTTAATAAACATCAAGAAAAACACGAATATCACCCTTTATTTGATAACCCAGACATGAGTAAATACATTGCTTATTATTTATAACAAAAAATGATTACTCGGCAAGTTCATTGCTAATATGACTGGGTTTATCGAAAGACATTATTATATAATATACTTTTTTTAAATTAGTTATGTTATTACTAAAATATGATTTTATTACTAGTATAAAGATAAAACTATTAGAATAATCAAATGAATATACCCAATCAAATGAATATACCCAATCAAATGAACGGAAATAACATGATGGAAATGATAAAAACACAATTAATGACGTTTACAATGATGAAATCTTTGAATGGAAATGATGATAAATCGGGTCAGGATAATGGGATGTTAAATATGATATATATATTTTTAGCCACTGCAGTGATAGATTTTATTTGCAAATCAGTATTGCCTGGTACAATGCGTGAATTTAATAAATTTTATAACTCTAAAATAAGTAATAATAAATTAATGAAAGAACTAACTTTAAAACAGAGCGATATAAAATCCTCATCTATTACTATTCATATTAATATTTCAGATCACGAGAATAAAATTGGTCAAGCATTGTTAGATTTTATAACAAATAACAATAATACCAAACACGTAACTTTCAATAAACAAAATTTTATATTAAATCAAACGGATGTTATTGAAATATGCGATGAATTATTCGTCACATTAACTGAAATATCTTGTGAGACAGATGAAAGTTCTAAAAATGGTCCTGGAATACAACAAAAGATTGAATTATTTTCATATACAAAGACAATGAACGAGTTGCGAATGTTTTTAAATAAATTATCGTGTGATTATGAAATTAAAATAAAAAATAAATTAGGTTATGATATATATTATTTTAATCAACTTCCAATGAATGCTCCTACAATAGGAGCGAACCAAAAAGATTATACCAAATTACCAAAGAATTGCATTTTTACAATGAAAAAATTTCAAACAAACCGTAGATTTTCAAACCTGTTTGGTCCTGAAATTTCTCTTGTAAAAAAGAGAGTAGATTTTTTCATTAAAAATAAAAAATGGTATGATGCAAAAGGTATTCCTTATACGTTAGGATTGCTTTTATCTGGACAGGCTGGTGCTGGAAAAACATCATCCGTAAAATGTTTAGCAAATGAAACACAGCGTCATATTATAAACATTAATTTAAATAATGATATCACAAAAACACAAATGGATAATTTATTTTATAATGAAGAAATCGCTGTTATTAATGTATCAACCGGACAAACCGAAAAATATTGTATTCCGTTAGATCAAAGAATATATGTTTTAGAAGATATTGATTGTCAGAGTGATTTGGTAATGGAGCGTGAATTAAAGAATAAAACGGATGATATTACTACTTTAAACACAAATACAAATAACCAAGATAGTGATATTAATTGTTCTGAAAAATTAGACCTGTCCTTTTTATTGAATATATTAGATGGTGTGTTAGAAATACCTGGAAGAATTGTAATAATGACCAGTAATCACATACAAAAGTTAGACCATGCGCTTATTCGTCCAGGTCGTATTGATGTTATTGCTGATTTTAAGAAATGTTTAAATCAAACTTTAATAGAAATGATTGAATTTTTTTATGATATTAAAATCACGAATGAAGATATAAAAAGAGTAAATAGTTTACCCGACCAGTTAGTTTCTCCGGCAGAATTAGGGAAATTAATGTTTGAGAATATAGATAATTATTTGAATGTTATTGATATATTAGAAAAAACCCTACATTTAAAGTCATCTGCTATATTAGAAAAAACCCTACATTTAAAGTCATCTGCTATAACAGTCATCCCAAATGGAGAAGTGGAGGAGCAAAAGATTACACTGCACACGGAGTGTATTAATTCATACGATATAAAAAGCGAATGGGAACGTACAATCAAACCTAACACGACGACAAATGATGAAATCCAAGAGCAAATATCTGACGTCGACAACTTGCATTCTTCGCGTACAAATGGGAATAAAAATCTCCCTCTTGACAGGGAGGAAATTAAGAATTGTTTTCATAAACAAGTACCACAAGTGGACACGGAATGGCGGTCCATTAAAATCGTAGATTCAATAGAACCTTTTTCACCGGGTAGTTATGAAAAGTATAGTCCGTCATAAAAGAAGCAGAGCAACAATTTCATTATTTATCATTTATATCGATAAATAATGAATTAATAAAATACATCGCTTGTTATTTATAAAATTGATTGTCTTATTTGTGTGTTTATTCAGTAACAAATACA